GATTTCCATTTTTTACATTTATGACATTGTTTCATTTTTAACATCCATAGAAACGACAAACAAATTGAGCATATTCTTTCAACTGTCGGTTTGCTTGTTCCCGGTTGATATATTCCCAGCCGACTAATTTATTCAGCCGGGCCTTTTTTGTTTCGATTAGTTTTTTTGCTGATTCTGGCATTTTTAATCCTCCTACAATAAAGACAAATAGGCACACACAATTAACAATAACATTAACTTCGGTCTAAGATTGTGAAATAGTCTATATTGTGAATTCATAACCGACCCCCGGTATCTCAATTTTATATTGTGCTATACGCTTTGAAGATACAGGACGGCTGGATCGATTTAGAAAATGTGCCACAAGTAAAATTACCAGTGGCAAAAATGTGACAGCTAATATGTTGATTATGTTATCCATTTTGTCCTGCACTTTCACTGTAAAGTATAACACAATCAAAAGCATAATGCAAGAAAAATCCAATTAAGTTTGAAAATTCTTTTATCGGACGTGAATATATCGGAGTGAAAAATAGCCGGGCGATTGAAAGTGCAAGACATCAACATTTAGCTGATTTGAAGTGATCGTCCGGCAAATCTATTATCGTCTATTAGCCCCGGTAAATCAAGCATAAAATATTCAAGAATCAACTTGACATTTATTCCGGTTGTATCAATTATATCAATTATTCAGTTTGTCAAGCATATTTATAAATCCAAGAATGTTCTTTCTTGGAAACGTAAAATGTTCTTGACACACGTCAAAAAACCAAAACCCTACAATCGTTATAACCCCTACTTTTTAACGATTATAACGATTATAACGCTTTATTTGAGTAGACTTGAGTAGAACCATGTCACTCAGGGTCGCTCAGATAAATCTTTATCGGAAAGAGACTTACGAAAAATGAGTAGACTAAGTAGACTTTTTCTATACTTAAGATGTGAGAGCGTATTCTACTACCCTACATCCCTCCCATATCTTCTTGACATATCCCCCCTTTTTCTGATCCTTTATATTTATTTTTTTCACATCGGTACTAAACAAGTCTCCTCAGTTTACTCAAAATCATAAATCCTTTAACAGTAACAATTTATCTGTGCAGACTTCAATGACACAGTCTTACTCAAGTTTCCTCAAGTTATACTCACTTCGAAAAAAGAAGATTTAAGGACAAAAATGGGGTAAAATGCCCCAATTTGTACTATTATGCTGTAAAATAACACTATCCTGCTGTGTCTGTGACATTCGATTCAGGTAGATCAGTTCTATTTATTCTATTTTCTACCCGATATTGCAGTTATTATCGGACATCAAGCTATAAGTACAGTATTGGCAAGTACTTACGCCAACACTGTCCTATAATGGGTGTTATGTTTCATTGGTGTTTATTGAATAGTTAAAAACATGCATAAAAAGGATAGAGTCCCATTATTATCGGACGGGGCGGGTGATACCTTTGTTATCGGACGCAATCTGCTCTCAAGGTGTAGTTCTTAGAACCCCCCAAAATCCCCCAATTTTTCAAAACTAAAAACCAAACTAAGACCTTATAACCCCTATAATCGTTACAGACCTAACACTATAATTGATATTATTGTTATAATCGTTATAATTGATACAGATATTAAAAAAAATATAAAAAATTTTGTAGATTTTGCTTGAGAAAACTCTGCTAAAATGGAAAAAATAGGCGTTTTTAAGGCACTTTAGCGATAAAAAGACATAATTATGGAGACTGTAAATATGTTTTAACATCCTGAGATTACTTGAGAACAGGTAGTGTAAAGGGTTTAAATTATTGGGGAACTGTATAGCAATGCAGTTCCCTTTTTTATTTGTTTGTTCGATTATTATTGATGAGGGAGGAGAATAATGCAAACCAAAACGGCACTTCGAGAAGAAAATAAAAAATTAAAACAAGAAAACGAGCAGTTTCGTTTCTGTTTGCAGTATGCCCTGTTTGATGTGGAGGCTACACGGCGGGAGAAAGATGGATTGAAAGCCCAGGTTGTGTTGTTAAGGGAGGAGTTGGCGGAGTTGAGGCAGGAGTTGGAAGATGGGGGGTTGATTGAATGAAAAATTGTAAAAAATGTGGGGGAACAGGAAAACGGATTTATGCAAACACATCAACTTGGAGACACGGAATTGGTGGTCAAGTTATTACAGAAGATGTTTGTGATAGTTGTTGGGGGACAGGGAACGAAGATAGACCTGGTATAAACTTACGCAAAGAAAGAAATAAAAAATGAAAGTTAGAATGAAGTGTTTGGTTTGCGGGGTTACGGGCGTTATTGACATTCCTCCGATTAAATGCGGCGAATTGGAAGTTGTGCCGGTCCCAGATTGTTATTGTAAAAAGTGCAAGATTCTGGTTGACCAGATTGTAGATGGTGTGGCGGAAAAAGAAGTAGAAAAAGAAAAATGATATTGTTATCTATTGAACAATGTAATGAACTTGCGGTGCCATTAATTTATTCAACAATGGGGGAAGAAATAGGTTCAAAAGCTGCACATGGATTCAATAACAGTGACAATAGTGACATTAGCGATTTATGGGCATTATTTGATGAAAACAAATTAATTGCTGTTTGTGGTTTAGGTGGAGAAATTTCTAAAAAGAAAGTGTGGTTGGGATATTTTGCAGTTCACCCCGATTATAGAAACAAAGGATTAGGAACAAAATGTTTAAATTTTATTGAAAATGTTGCTAAAGAACGTGGATATAAATGGATAATAATTGAAACTTACCAACATCCTACGTTTGAACCAGCAATTAAATTGTATAAAAAATTAGGATATAAAGAAGTTGGATATTTAGCGGATTATCTCGAAGATGGCAGTGATATTATTTATTTAAGAAAGATATTGGGCGGGTTTTAATCCCGAAAGCGGTAATCAGAAATATTGAAAAAATTCGAGAAGATAAGTTAGGAGCGGAATAAATGAGTGAAACATATTTAAGTGACAATAGTGGAAACAGGGTTCCTCCGACCCCTGAAATGGTGAATCCTGTGGCAGCTTCGGGAATAACACTTACTACAACTGCGGCGGGTGATGATTATGAAGAAACTTTGGTGGGTGGACAGTTATATGCAATTACCTATGTGGCAACAGCGGGGAAATGTATGTTTGCGAGTATAACCGGAGTGACATCTACAGCAGCTAATATTGAGTGGGTGTTTATGGCTAATGTTACATATATTTTCCGTATGCCAATTGGGAGTACAACCTTGTATTATGAAGGTGATGATACTGGTAAAAAAGCATATATAAGGAAACTGGCGTAGTAATTTATCAAAAATGATAAGGAGAGGAAATGAAAAGGCACGCAAGGATTCTAATTCCATTGATTGCGGTTTTATTTGCACTTGGATTTTTACAATTTAAACAACGATATATTGACTATAAACCACCAAATGTTGTTCAAGCAGCTACCATTCAAAATGAAAATAATTCATACAACATAAAAAAGATGGTGGAAGCGTCAGTAGTAATATATGACAAATATGGTGGTGGATCGGGGGTATTCATAAATGATAATATTATTTTAACTGCTGCTCATCTACTAAAAGATATGAAAGTTTGCAATATAGAACTTAGTGACAACACTATATTGGAATCAAATGATTTTTATATAGATGATAAAGAAGATATTGGTTTTATATTTGTAGAAGCCAATGAACCACATATTGTTAAAGTATCATTAACACCTGTGAATATTGGGGATACTGTTTATCTTGTGGGGGCACCTTTTAATAAATTTTTTAAGTTTACTTTAACTAAAGGAATAATATCTCATCTTGATAGAGATTTACCTGAATTAAATTGGGAAGATTTACTACAAGTTGATGCTGAAGGTGGACCGGGTAGTAGTGGCGGACCTTTATACAATTCTAAAGGTTATGTAATTGGCATGTATGTAGGACATGCTTGTAATGGTGGTGTTGGTATTAGTTTGTGTGAAAATAGTAAAAGCATTTTAGAAACTTATGAGAGAGCTTTAAGTTTAAGGAATAAGTAAGATGCCGGTAAGTATAAAAAAGAAAGATGGTTATCAAGTTAGCACTCCCGGTGGTGTAAAAGCAAAATCAACTACTAAGACAAAAGCTGAAAGACAAGCTAATTTACTGCGGGCAGTTGAACATGATTGGAAACCAACTGGGAAACCAGCAAGGGATGTAAAAGCTCGGCGAGGATTGGCAAGATTGGCTCGCAAGAAATAGTGAGGAGAAATTTATGCAAATTATAGCAAAAATTGGAAGTTCTGTAGATATAACATACCACGCTGCCAAACATACAACAGGTCTTATAGATGTAGTAGCAGAAATTTATGATGAGACACGAGCAAAAGATGTTGTGAATTTTCCTGATGTTACCTTAACTGAAATTGGGGTAACTGGCGTATATTATGGTTCATTTACGCCCGATGTGGCGGGTATTTGGACGGTAATGGTAAATAGTGTAACAAAATCAGGGCCACAAGAATTTACTATTGTAGTTGGTAATTATGATTTAGATGATTTAGGCACTGTTCTTGATGATGTGCAAACGAAAGTGAGTGATTTGTCAGACCCTTCCATGTTAGTGTAATACCTGGAATTGTTGTGTATAAAAAGAAACATGGTTAAGAAAATATTACAAATAATTTGTTTATTTATAAATTTTTGTCCTGATTGTAAATCGTGGATAAAGTTGGAAATGATAGCACCACATTGTTCTGCGGGAGTTTGTAAGTGTAATGACTAAAAAATCAAAAGAAAACGAAGAACTCTTGCAACTCGGCCAAAAAGCCAGAGCAGGAAAGCTTTTGTCAGAATACATTCGGGCTATTGGGGATGAGCGAACTGAACGGGTTGATGTTATTGTTAATGCCGATAAGGTTGAACCCCGGATAGTTAGCAAGGCTGAACGAATGGCTCGTGATATTTGGAAAGAAGCTCTTGAAGGGACAGATGATAAAATAAAATTAGAATATCGCAAACTTGTAATAGACCGCATTGAAGGCAAAGTTGGCACAGGTTTAACTGGTGCCGATATTGAGCACCCAGGCCGAAATGTACCCGATCGTGTAAGTGACATCAATCGAGATAGGTTAAATAAACTGGCTCAGAAAAGTGAAAAGAAATCAAAAAAAGCGTGAATTTTTATGTAGTTGTGGGGGGAAATGTAGTGGGGAATGTAAAGAGAAAAATTTGTTTAGAAAGAGAAACAATGGATTGAAAATTTGCCCCGGAGCTTATGCTAAATGATTGGAAAGGGTTTCTCTGAATTACCTCAACTTCCAACCCCGTTTCCGAGTGGAAGGCGTTATTGGAAGTGTCCAAAAACGGATTTGATTGTACCAAAATGGCACGAGGAGCATCTTGAGTGGCGGGAGAATTTTTTACGAAAAGCTGAGAATGATGCAATTTTACAAAAGGATTTACTGGCGGCAAGTAAAGAAAGTTTGCTTTTTTGGGTTAATGCTTTTGTTTGGACAAAACACGAACTTGAAACTGATTCAGATACAGGAAAGCAGGTGCCAGCTACAACAACTCATTGGCCGTTTAATACTTGGGAAATTCAAGATGAGGGTTTTGAATGGTTAGATAAGCGATTTAATTCGGGCGAAGATGGAATGTTTGATAAATCCCGTGATATGGGTGCAAGTTGGATGTGTTTAACTTACAACCATTGGCTTTGGTTGTTTCGTCCCGATACTCAAATTCGTGAAATGTCACGAATTGAAGATTTAGTTGACAGTCTATTAACTGATTCGTTGTTTTATAAACATGATTATATTAACACTTGGTTGCCAAACTGGATGTTGCCGCCAGGGGTTTTAACACGGGGAAAAGATAATCGCACTAAATTAAGAATTCATAATGTATTAAATAACAATACTATTGCAGGAGCAGCTACTCAAAAATATGCGTTGAGAGCAGGTCGGTGTGCTATTTTACTTTTGGATGAATTTGCCGCAGTTGAAAATGGTGAAGATATTCGTATTTCAACAACAGCAGTTGCCCCTTGTCGGATTGTCAATTCGACAACTGTTGGTGCTGGTACAGCCTATGCTCGTTGGAAAAATAGTGGGCAGATTAAAATATTTTCTTTGAAATTTTGGGAGCACCCACAAAAAGGTAAAGGTCGTTTTGTTTTACAAGACCCTGTTACAAAAAGATATGAAATTTCTTGCCCTTATATTGAACATAAAAAAACTCGTTGTTCTCCCAAAGAACTTGCTCAAGAAGAATATGGTGTTGATTTAGAGGCAGGTGACACATTTTTTGATTTATCTTTAATCGAAAAGCATATTGCATTATTTGCCCGACCGTCAAAAAGCAGTTGGAATATTAAACTAAAAGACGGAATTGCAAATGACCAAATTTGGAATATTTTGCGGCGGCGGGATAAAAGTGTTGTTTCGGCGAGAAAAGTTAAAGAGGGGAAATTAGATGTTTGGGTTGAACTTATCGACAATAGACCAGATCAATCTAAAACATATATTTTTGGCATTGATACAAGTAAAGGACAAGGAGCCACTGAATCGGTTGTTAGTATTAAATGTAAACAAACAGGGGAAATCGTTGCAAAATGGAAAGATAAGAATACTCCACCTTATGAATTCGCAAGAGTGCTTGTTGCTTTAGCTCTTTGGTGTGGGGGAGCAAACCCCCAACGGTTGCCATTTTTAAAATGGGAAAACAACGGGCCAGGATGGGATTTAGGTCGATTGTTGGTATATGATTTTAAGTATCCGTATTATTATTGCTCTGAAACAATTGGCAAAGTGGGGAATAAGAAAACAGACAAATATGGATTTCACGTTAGTCGGGAAAGTAAAGAACTTTTGCTCCGAGCTTATGAGCGGGCATTGAAACAGGGAAAAATATTTAATCACGATAAACAAAGTTTAGAACAAGCGAAATATTATATTTATTATCCGGGTGGGGGAGTTGGGCCTGCTGATTTAACTGATAAGACGCTGGCTGATAAATTATTACACGGTGATAGGGTGATGGCTGATGCTTTGACGGTTGAGGATAAAGAAGTTGCACAGCCAAAAAAGCCAAAAATTCAGGCACCATATCAGAGTTTTGGCTGGCGTTATCAGCGTTGGCGGAAACAAAAACAAAAATCTAAGGGCTGGCGTAAAAAATTTAGTTTTATTTGATTGAAAGAAAAAAATGCCAAAATTACTTGAACTTGAAAATCAAAAATTTGGGCGTTTAATAGTTCAAAAATTTGCTGGTTATAAAGGAAAAAGACGTTGTTGGAAGTGTATTTGCAGTTGTGGAAAAGAAACCATTCTTTCTACAAACAAATTAACTTCAGGCCAAACTAAAAGTTGTGGCTGCCTAAAACAAGATTATGTTGCTTCATTACGTTTGCCAAAAAGGGAAGCATCTTTTAATTATTATTACAACCAATACCGACAAAATGCTAAATATGCGGGACGAAAATTTGAATTAACAAAAGAACAATTTCGAGAATTGACATCTTCTAATTGTTTTTATTGTGGTTGTGTTCCTACTCAGGTCATTGCACACAAAGTTAAACAGCATCGGAGCAATGGATTATTTGTACACAATGGGATAGATAGAATTGATAATAGTAAAGGCTATGTTTTTGATAATTGTGTTCCTTGCTGCAAAGTGTGCAATAAAATGAAAGGTTCATTAAATAGAGAAAAATTCTTAAAACAGATTGAAAAAATTAAGAATTATCAAGAAGGTAATAAATGAGTATAGAATTGACAGCAAACAAAGTTGCAAATGCAGCAAAAGACGGATTTGAAAGACACCGTCGATTTCGTAGAGCACGAGCGATGTTTATTAAAGATTATGCGGGGGATTATTATCATAAATTGACGGGTTGGAGTGGTGAATATCCGATTAATTTAATCTTTTTGGCAATTCGTACATTGGTTCCAAATCTTGTAATGAAGGAGGGAGCGAATAAAATCACCACTGATATTTTGGCCCAAAAAGAATATGCTGAATTGCTTGGATTGGCCCTGAATAAATCACAAAAGCAGCGGAAAATGAAACAGATTTTGCGGGCGGGCTGTGTTGATATGTGCTTTGGTGATGCAATTTTTAAAACTTCGATTGCTGCGACTGGTGAACTTTTGCAACTTAGTCCCGACATAAATGTTGATCCTGGTCAAGTTTATACCGAGCGGGTTGATTGGGATGATTTTACTGCCGATCCACTTTGTAAAAGTTTTGATAAAGCTGCATTTCTTGGACACAATGTACGAATTGAACGGCAGAAACTTTTGGATATGGATGGTTGGGACCACGATTTAGTGCGGAGTTTGCCATTTGCGGGATTGCAACCCTTTGAAAATAATAGAGTTGAAGATATTACTCAACGAAACTCGCAAAATGTCTCAATGCACGAGCTACAGGATTTTGTGAATGTTGTTGAATTGTATTTTCCTGAAGCTCAAGCGATTGGTTATATCGCAAACCCATATCAAAGGATTTTATATGATTTCTTAAAAGTTGATGATTTTTATGGGCCGGATGAAGGGCAATATACTTTCGGTTCACTGACGCCGCCAGTACCGAACAATCCATTTTCTGTTGCCCCTGTTGGTGTGTGGCGAGATTTGAATGAAATTGCCAATCGGATGTTTAAGAAGATAATGAATCAAGCCGAGCGACAGAAAGATGTGATACTATATCAACCGAATTATGCTGATGTTGCTGAAGCTATTGTTGAAGCGTTTGATGGTGAAGCAATTGCTACTGACAATCCCGACATGGTCAAGACTGTATCGTTTGGTGGACAAAATACAGACAATGAGCGAATGGTTGCAACATTGCGAAGTTGGTTTAATGCAATGGCTGGTAATCCTGAACAAATGGCGGGGATTTCAACGGCAGGGCGAACAGAAACGGCGACAGAAATTTCAACGTTGCAATCTAACGCTGCTGTTGGTTTGCAAGATATGCGGGATATTGTTTATGATGTTGCGGCAGAGATTAGTAAAAAAGAAGCGTGGTATATTCATACTGACCCATTGATTAAGGTGCCGCTGACTAAACGAGTAACTGGCGACCAGGAAATTCAAATTTGGCTTACTCCCGAACAACGGCAAGGTGATTGGGCAGAGTTGACTTTTTCGATCGTTAAACGGTCAATGAACGTGGTGGAACCTGCGTTGCGGGCAAAACGAATTATTGAATTTTATACCAATGTTTTACCGGCGATTGCTATGACAGCGATGCAGAATATGCAATTAGGGATTCCTTTCAACGTTCAGCGAGCGGTGATGCAAGCGGCGGAGGAACTTGGGATTGAGGACGCAATCAGCGAAGTTTTTAACGATCCGACATTCCAGCAACGGATGCAATTATTTATGCAGATGGGACCAAAAGATGCGGGCAAGGGACAAATAATTAGTCCAAAAGGAATTACCCAAAATGAAGGGTTTCCAATGAAGCGGAGTATTTTAACACCGGGGCAAGAATTTAATCAGCAAAGCCAAATGGGTGCGGCTGATATGCAGAGTATAATGCAAGGAGCTTATTAATGGATGGTGACATGGAATGGGAAGTGTTGGAAATGTTGGATAGGGAAGAAATAGAAAGTGCAGAGCGAACAATGAAAGCCCTCGAAGGAGCAGAAATTATTATTCCTCCCGATGTGGCTGAATCTTTAAGAAATTGGACAGAGGATTAAGATGGCAAAAAAACCAAGTGAAAAAGAATTAACTGAAACAACAAAAAAGAGAATACGAAAACTTTTGGGAAAAGGTTATAGTCCAGCCGGAGCAAAATTTGAAGCTAAGCCGAAGAAAAAAGAGAAAAAAGGTGAGGATGTTTATTTCAAGGGTATAAAAAAACAGAGCACTGCACAGGGGCTTAAAGTGGCAGGACTTAGTAAGCAAGAACGAAAAGTTTTGGGATTTGAATAATGGTGAAACCAGTAAAAACAAAAGAAGATTTAGAGTGGGAAGCAAAGAATGATGTCGATACTTTGATTCACGCTCAAGAGATTTTAGCTGATGCTGGTCGGAAGAAAAGAGCATTAGCTGAAATTGAGAAACGTAATGCTGCGGTTGCAAAAGCTGAAGCACAACTTGAAAGAAAAACATCGGAAAGAATAAAAGAGTTTAAGAAAAAGTTATAATCATTTTAATTGGGGGGTTTGAATTGCCTCAGTATGATTTCGCTTGTGAGTGCGGACACAAGCAATCAGTTATTTGGCCGATGAGCCGTTCTAATGAGCTTTTGAAGTGTGTCCAATGTGGCGGACAAATGTATCGGGAATATAATTTTCACACGCCGAAAGATAGTTATAGTAAGCCAATAGCAAGTGACAGTCTTGCAATAAATCCAGAGCAAATTCCCGAACATCGTAAGAAATTTCCTGATGTTAATGTTCTGCCCGATGGGAGGCCGGTTTTCGACAATTACAAGCAACACGATGATTATTTGAAAAAAACTGGGTTTATTAAAAAACGGCAGAAGATAAAAATCAAGGGGGAGAGAATTGCCTAAAAAGCGAAAGCGAAAAACAAAAAAGAAAAATTCCAGAATTGAACAAGCAGCAAATAGTTGGAAAGAGTGGCTTGAAATAACACCAAAAAATGTCAAAGACCTCTGGAAGATTTTTTCTCAATTTATTCGATTGCGGGATTGTCTTAAAACCACAGGAACAATTTGGAAAGGGAAATGTGTTACTTGTGGGAAAGTTTACAGGATTGAACATTTACACGCTGGACATTTCATTCCTGGTCGAATGAATTCGGTTTTATTTAATGACCGATGTGTGCACGCACAATGCTTTCGATGTAATGTTGTATTGGGGGGGAATTGGCCGTTGTATTATCGTTTTATGCAACAGGTTTATGGGCAGGAAACAATTGAAGAATTGATTGATACCAGTTTTCTTGAAATGGTGTTTGAAGATAAGTGGGTTAATCAATCTTATGAATATTATTCTTGGGCTGTTGATTTTATGCGAGAGAATCAACAGTTAATTGAATCACAACCAAAGGTTGTTGATTGTACAAAGGTTTGACCACTGGACCAGCCTGGCGAATCAGTGGTAATTATTGATAGTGACACTTCTAAAATAGCAATGTGCAATGTGTAAAATTGCACTTTATCCTATAATGCGGAGGAATAGCAATGCCGTCAAATTTAACCGGCACAGATATGAGAAAGGACAGTGATGCCGCTTACACTGCCCCGGATGTGGTAAATAATGTATCGCAACATTTAGCGGAAATGCAAGGGAAACTTGAAGATTCTTCTATCCCACAACCACCGGAACCACCGGCAGAATCATCAGAACCTACCCCGATTTCTGAACCTGTTTCTGAGCCAGAGCCAAAGCCAGAACCGACTTCAGAACCGGCAGACGATGGTGGTCCTACCCCGATTGAACCGGATGGAACGGCAGCAGAACCAAGTCAAGGAAAACCCGCAATTCCAGATAATTATTATCGAGCGGCAATTCATATTGGCTATAAGCCAGAACAAATTAGCAAATTATATGACACCGATGCTGAAGGAACTTTAGAGTTCTTAAAGCAGAATTATGAAGCTGTAAATAATTTATCGAAACAATTTGCTAATTTGGGTAGAACGGCAAATGAGTTGAGGCAAAAGCAGGCGGCTACTCAACAGGTTCAAACTCAACAACCCGTAGTTCAGAAGCCAGAATTGGATATGAAAAAACTGCGGGAGCAATACGAGGACGATCCTTTTGGGGCAACAATTGAAGCAATAAAGGTTCTTACTGTTAAGCCTGAACAACCGCCAGCAGTTGAGCCAGTAGCACAAGTTATTCAGCCCGATAGAGTGGCGTTTGAAGAACAAGCTGCGGCACTTCAACAACTCCATCAGTTTTTTGAGACTGAAGATATGGAAGTTTATAAAGACTTTTATGGTTCAGTCCCGATGGAAAATATGTTCGATTGGCGTTCTTTACCCTCTGGTCAATTAGCCAACCGCCAAGCACTCGTAAATTTAGCCGATCAGATTATCGCCGGTCACGAGTTGCAAGGCAAACAAATCTCTACGGCGGAGGGATTACAGTTAGCACATCTGGTAATTACCGAGCCGATTAGAGAGCAAGTTGTGCGTGAACAAATAGTTTCAAGTGTGAAAAAGCGAAATAAAGGTATCACTCTGAAACCAAGCGGTTCGGGCGTGACAGCAGGGAGTATTACACCGCAAAGTCAGGGTGCCAAATCGGAAGAACAAGCACTTGCGAATTTACAACAAAGACTACCAGAAATGCGGAGGAAATTAGGTTATACATTAGTGTAGTGTGGAGTAAAGGAGCAGGGCTTGCAGGAGGAGGAGTAGTAAATGTCAGTAAAAAACAGTGAGCTTGCTGATTTTATATCTATTACGCTTAATGACCTGCCGGAGCAATATTTTGAAGTTGCTTGGGATAATCAGGATTATGAGGCGTGTCGTATATATCAGCAAGAAAGATGGGAAGTTGACGGCGGTGATATGATTGAGCGGAAAGTAATGCTCAGTAACACTGGTCGTGCCCATTATCGCCAGAATTATGAAACCGATGAGCCGACAGTAAGTGACGTGATGCACACCATTAAAGTTGGGTGGTGCCGATTGTCAACTGATTATTCGTGGGATGATTTAGAACTTCTGCGAAATATTAAAAGTTCGGCCAAAGGTTTTATTAATCTCTTGAAAGTCCGCCGAGTTGATGGTCTTTGGAGTTTGGCGGATTTGATTGAGGAAAGATTTTGGAAAACCCCGACAAGTTCAATCGATGATTTGTATCCGTATGGTATTCCGTATTACATCAATTTTATGAATACAGGTGCCACAACGGATGGTTTTGTCGGGCAAACAATTCTTTATCAAAATGCTTCTACTGGTACAGTTTGTGCCAATATTGATGCCAGTACGGAAAGCAAGTGGCGGAATTATGCTGCACTTTATACCAATATAGACAATGCAATGTTGAAGAAATTCCGCAAGGCTTTTTGGAGTACAAAATTCAAAGCCCCGCTGTTTGTCAATGACCCGGCCCAAAAACGTAATGCCCAGAAGCGTGTGTATTGCGATATTGATGTGGCTTGTGAGTTGATGGATTTAGCGGATGCGAAGGATGATAACCACACTGGTAAGGAAGTGTTGGGTAAGATGCTGGTGGACGATGGTGAATTGGTTCGTATTAACAGATTACCCGTTGTCCCGATTCCGCAACTTGATGGTTACACCGAGCCGGTGAATAGTACAGCTATTGCCCCGATTTTCTGTGTGGACTTTAAGTA